TCAAGCTTAGCAGCATCATACAAGCGTCTTTCTGGATACCAAAGCAATGCTTGTAGATCTGCCATTGTAAGATCTTTTTCGGTTTGTTGCAACTCTGTCAACACTTGGCTAAAAACTTTTCTTATATTTCTTCTTTCTGGAGCACCACTTGGAGCTTCTTTTTGACCATCTAAATATTTAGCTAACGCATTACCGCCTTTTCTTATTTCACCGCCAAGACTTATGTGTGGATATCTTTTTTGTGGCTTACCTAATAAATCTAATAAAAATTGTTTTCTTTCTGGTTTTTCTAAAACTGTTGCTATTTCATTCATTCTTGCTCTGTTTGCTTTTTTTGTGCTTGCTTTTTGTATTGCAACACCTACCTCGTCTAAATTAGATAATTTTACTTTTACTCCAATAATTTCTGACAATAATTTTTTTTCTTGTAAAGACAATGCTTTAATTAATTCTTTAAGCTGACCACGTTTTACTTTTGCTTGTTTTGAATAATCAATAACTAACTCACCTCTTATTCTTCCCCATGTACGCATTAACCATCTATCCATAGTTAATTGTTCATAGTTACCGTATAGATTTGCAAAAAATCCATTACCAATTTTTGGCCCCATTACCGCAGCACCATATACAATTTCGCCTTGAGTTTCTCCAGATACTTCGTCATTTGTATATGCTTCAACTTCTTTAACCGTGTGAGTTGTTTTCATAAATTGTTCAAATTCTTTAAATCCTTTTTCTTTAATTAATCGGTTATACAATTTAAAATTACGATTTATTGCATCGCTTGCGTCACCTATACCTATATTTGTAGGAAATTCACCGTTTTCTACCCAGTAACTATATGCTTGTTCTGCAAGTTCAAAATTTTTATCTACTTTAATACCGTTTGATGTATTAGCTAATGCCCAAGTAAAAGCAAAGTTTGCTTCAGAATTTGTTGCTAGTTCTGGATGTATAAGAGATAGTAATGCTTTAGCTTTTGTAACTTTTTCGTTATACCACCCAACCGCATTTGCGTTTTCTTCCAATGCAAATTTTGCATCTTCTAAAACAGTTTGCACAAGATATTTTTCTACTTCTGCTGTAAATTCTTTAACATTAACTCTAGCTTTTTTTGCTTCTTTTATAACACGTTCTTGTAACGCTAATTTAAAATCACGATTAGTATTATATGTTTTACCTTTTGCAAAATCAAAACTTTCTCTTAAATTAGATATTTGATACAAAGCTTGTGGTACAAGTTTTCCTTGTTTTTGTGTTGCTTTTTGTTCAAAAAATTCTAAAGGTTGTTGTTGGTATATATTATTTATTTCATTAGACCAATTACCATTGTTGTCTACTGATTTAACACCATTAACATCAAAAACAACTACTTCTACAACTTCACCAGTGTCACTCTGCAGTATTACACCATCATGTCCTTCTGCTATTAATTTATCTCTAAAACCATCAGATGCAGCCCTACCACCTCGTTTTATTTGTGGTTTGATATTTATATTTTCAATTTTTGGATTTTCTAATCGTGCATACAATTCCATTATCTTTGGCTCACCTGTTCCTTTTCTAGCTTTATTTTTTGTATAAACTTCTGCTAATTTTTTATCTGGAGTTAAATATATACCAGTACCTGCAAACCCTGAATCATATCTATTAGGATGATTTAAATCAAAATAATCAAAACTATCTAAAGTGCCGTGGTACATAATTTGTGGTGTACCGTCAGGATTAATTAATTTAGATTTTTTAAACCAATTTTTAAACAATTCTGTTTCTGTTTTTATAGTGCCATCTTGATTAAAAAATTGTTTATTAAAAGTACTTATATTTGTTCCTTCTGTTTCTATGTTGTATTGAAATCTATTAATAAACTCTAAAGGTGTTATTCCAAGACTTTTAGAAAAAGCTGCAGCCACTGCTTGAGGTAATGCAGCCATATCACGAGATTCAGATTCGCTAAACCCAAGATCAATTAATCTTTTTTTAATTTGTTTTTTTACTGCTCTAGATTCTTTAGTAAATTGCTGTAACGCAAGTTTTTTTACGTCAAATTCTTGTTTTACTGCTGCAAAAAGTTCTGGTTGGTCTTTATAAAATTGAACCATTTCTGTTTGACTAAATTCACCTTCACCCGGTTTTAAATGTGGAAATAATGAATTACCTAACTCTGTACCAGAAACTTCAGATATATATTTACCTGTTGGTATTTTTACAACTTTACCAACAAATCCTTCTTTTCTAGCATCTTTTAATTCTTTCGCAAGTTCTGGTGAAAATAATTCTAATTGTTCATCGCTTATATTATTGTTGTCTAGTTCTTGTTGAAAAGTTTGTGCATTAAAATAAAAATCTTTAATACCTGCTTTGTCACCTAATAATTGTGCGTAATCTTTATATTGTTCTTTGTCTCTTTTTTTTGTTACATCATCTTTAGCTATTTCAGTAATTTTTTTTAAAACTGCAGTATTGTTTTTTGCTTTTTCTGCTTTGCTTAAATTAGTACTATAAGTTACAGAAGGGCCAATTAAACCAAACAAAATCATACTTTTAAAAGTTTCTTGAAAAGTTGATAGTAATCTGTCAGTTGTATCTTCTACGCTAATTGTTTGTATTTCATCTTCACTAAACTCAGCAGTTAAATTTACAGCACTTATTGCTACTGCTTCCTGTAAAACTTCTTGTATTGATTCTGTACTTAAAAGTATTCCATAATCTTTAGCAAATTCTCGTGCAATACCATTCCATGTAAGTTTTTTGCCATTTTTACCAAGAACATTTTTTACAACCTGCCTACCTATTCTTTTTTCTAATGCTTTAAAAAATGGTGTTTTTGCTAAACCAGAACGTGCAAATGTACCTTTTACACCTGTTAAAGCTTTTGCGTATGGATTTGCAATAAATCCAAGTCCAACTTTTTCTATAATTGCATTTGCTGTACCAACAGCATTTGACGCTATTCTTGCTTCTTCCATACTTGCACCACTTTGTCTAAGTTCTAACCACGAATGACCACCTTCAATTTGAAAAGTATCTAAAGCTAATTTGTTTTGAAAAGCATTCCAACCAGTAAACAAACCTATAACATTACCAACAGTTGCACCACCCGAACCACCTACAAATCTTCCTAATAAACTATTTTCTGTGCCACCGCCTAAAGCTGCACCTAAAGCTGCACCTGCTTCTAATTTTGCTTTGTATGTTGCTAAACCAGCTATTGCAGCTTCGGGTATTGATGACCCATACTGACCAAAAAAGTAACCAGATCCTTCAACAAGACCAACACCATCAGCATCATAATTAGCTATTATTTCATCAATTTCTTTTAATCTTGCAAGATCTTTTTTATCTTCTTCTGTTGGCACATAATCTAAATCAAAACCATCTTGTGTACTTATAAATTTAACTTGATTTGCTCTAAGCCTATTTGCTATTTTTCCTTTTTCTCTGCTTAATACACCTTTGCGTATACCTTGCCAACCGTTTTCTGGTAAAGATATAAGACTATTCCATAAATTTTCAGAATTAGCTAAATTTGGTAAATTGTCATAAGCTAAAGCAGCAAATGTTGGATCAGTAAGTTGTTTATATAAAACTGGATTTTTTTTGGCTAATTTTAATTCTTCTAAATGTTTCATTCTTTTCTTTTCTTTCATTAGCTTTATTGCTTCAACACTATCCAATGCAAAATTTTTGTTTAAACCTAATTCATTTGCTAATTGCAAACCTTCCGCAACCATATTTGGATCTTTTTTCATTACTGCTTGTAATGATTTTTTTACTTGCAAATCTTCTTGTTCTTGTTCTTGTTGTATAAGTTCTTCGTATACATTAAAAGTAGGTGGATTTAAATTTGTATCCTTGCCTATATTTTGACTTGGTGCTTTTTCGATAATATTATTAGTATCATCTTTAGCAAATTGTTCGTAAATATTAGTCATTAGTAAGGTAAATTAAAATATGGCATATATGAATTGTTATTAGAACTAGTTTCAGAAATTATTTTTTCATTAACATTTTTTCTTTTTTTATGAAAATTAATATCATCAATATCATTATCTGCTGTAGGTCTACCTGCTTTTACCCAATATTCTGCAATTCTTTGACTAGATATCGGTAAATTGTATTTTTCTAAAGTATTCATTATTTTTTTACGTTGATAAGCATTTATAGTTTTTAACCAAATACTTTCTCCATTTACTTTGACATAAATGTTTTCCATTTGATCGTTATCAACTGTAAACAATGGTTTTTCATAATCACTTTGAAAAAATCCTTGATCATAAATTACTTTATTAGTTAATATTTCTTCTAATAATTCTTTTTTCTTTGTACGATCTAATTTTTTATTTGTAGCTTTTTGTTCTTCATCTATTCTATTTGTCCATTCAACCTCAATTTCTAAATAATCGTCTTTTGCTTCATCATTTTTTTTGTTTCTAATATCATCGAAACCTTTTTGTTTCAAAACTAAATTTAATAATTTATTATCAATAGTTGCTGCAATAACTTTATCTTCACCTTTTAAATCGTTTGCGTATTTTTTTAACGCTAAATAATCTGCACGAGCTAAAGCTTGACTATAATTATCAAGATTATCCCTTATTTGTATTGGATTTTCTTTTAATAAAATTACAGTATCTTTATCTGACTTTGTAGGATGTCCATTTTTTAATATTGTTTGATCACTTTCACTAAAATTATCAATATCTATACCGTTATTAGCAAGATTTTTCCAACCACCTTTTTCTGCAAATGCTATTTCTTTTGCATTATTTAATGCTTGATTATAAATATTTTCACGTTCATTTTTAATTTTATTATATTTAATTTCTAAATCTTTAATTGCAAATTTTTGTTGTTCTGGGTCTGTAACTGTATTTTTTATTTTTTCTTTTAAATTATTAATTGGTTGTAATCCAGTAACAAAATTTATGTCTTTTGTATTTTCTGTATTGTCATCGTAATTAATGCCACTTTCTATTATTTCTAAATCATTTGCAATTGCTACAGCAAAATCACCTTTACCAAAACGTCCATAAATTTTGTTTGCTTCTTCAGCAATTAACTTGTTGTAATTTTCTATAATTTTTTTATTAAATAAAACAATTTTTGCATCGTTTTTGTTTTCTTCATTAATTTCTTGAGTTTGTATTTTCATATTTTTTTTATCTTTTTCGTTAAATTCCATTGTTCTTGTCTTTGCTTTTGTATATAATGCATCTGCTTTTTTTACGCCTAAATGTTGAACAGCAAATAGATGTGTTAATTGATGTTCATTTATTAAAGTTGATTTACTATCTAATTTGTAAAATTTAGATTCGTTTTTTATTAACTCTAATGTATTAATATTGTCTGCTTGTGTTTGCCCTGCAATATTTACTTTGTCACTATGATGACTATCTTTTACAGACGCTCCTGTTCCATCATCTATATAATGACTACTTTTTAAAGACATTAATGTATTTACTTGATCTAAAAAATTTCCACTATTTTGATTAGTATTATCTTTAATAACTCCATTAGTACATTGTTCGCAATTATATTGACCCCATTTTTTATTAAGTTTTTCTTCTAAAGGTGTAACTATATTTTTTTCTGCTTGTTGTTTTTTTGATTTAAGAAATTCAGCAGCTAATTTATGTTCACCATCTTTTACTAAATTATCAAGAACAGCTTCGTTTATTTCTTGATTGAATTTTTGTAGTTCTAAAATATATTGTGAACTTAATGGCCCTTTAGTCGGATCAGTATTTTGATTCTGTAATTCAGCATTACGTTTTATATTTGCAATACCTACACCAAGAAAAGTATTAAAATCACCATCGTCTACATTCCAATTTTGGTAATTAGCTATTGCACCTTTTTTGGCAAGTTCAATTTCAGCTAATGTTTCTTGTTTAACTGCTAAACGTTGTTGTTTAATTGAATGTTTACTAGCTTGGTTAACAGCTATTCTTTTTGACGCAGAATATTTATTGTTAAATATATCTATTTGATCACTGTTATCTAATCCTTCACGATACCTACCAGCTATTTCATCTAAATCTTTTACTAATTTGTCATATTCAGTAATAGTCTCACCATCTTCACCTGTTTCTACTGTTGCTATTGCAGCACTACCTTGTGTTGTTAAATATGCATTTACTTTCTCATCTGCTTCTGTTTGATAACCTTGATAAGCTTCACCTGCTTTTACATCGTTTTGTTCGTCTTGTAATTTAACTGCTATTTGTGCAAATTGTTTTTGTGCATTACTTAATCGCTCTATGTCTTGAGCAACACCTGTATCTTGTACTGGTTGTATATTAGTAGCAGAAAATAATGGTGCTTGACCAACTTGCAAATCTACTGATGGTGTTGTTTGTACAGGTACTGTTGCCATAATTAATTTTTGTCAAAAAATCCGTAACCTTCGTTTGCTGCAAAATCAGCAGCACCTGTAAGTAAGGTAGATGTCATATTTAACAATGGACTTACTGCTGATGCACTGGCAAACATATTGTTTGCAGATACACCTAACATATCTCCTCTTATATCAGCTTGCACTCCTCTTGTCCTCATTTGATTTACTGCTCTAACTTTATTTGCATTCATCGTTAACTTATCTATTTCTTTCATAATTGCATCAGTTGCAAAAACATTTGCAGTACTGCCAACACCCATTTTTACTCCTCTTGCTGCAAATGAAGTTCTAAGCCTACCTGTTGATAAACCAGCTTGCATTGTTTTAGTCATATATTGCCTGTCATAGGCTCTTGCTATTTGTTGTGCTTGCATTTCTAACATCTTGGCATTTATTCTTGCCATGTCTTCTTGATGTTCAAAATTTAATCCTTGACTTTTTAATTGATATCTTTGTGTATTAGCAGCAGAACTAGCACCTATTAATCCTGATATTGTACTGCCAACAGAAAATATGCCACCTACTGCATCCCAATTAACTCCTGTTGACATAACTACAACACCTCCTTATTTTTCTACTATACAAACAGTTTATCTCTTTACGGTCACACTATCCACCAATAGATACTTCTATAGTTATGCCTACAACTGTTAATGGTAATGGATCAGTTTGTCTTATAAATATTTCACCATTGTCTTGCCAAGATGGTGTCAACATTATTTTTATATCTTCTGTTTTTAATGAAGGTGGTGATCCATATGGTTCTGTTGTACGTTGTTTTGCTTCTGTTAATTTTTCTGCATTAGGGCCAGCAAATATACCAGAACTTTCTAATACACGCAGCCATACATGATTTATATTTTTTACACGGCCTTGACCAGATGCTTCTGTTTGCAATGCCAAAGGTAATGTTTTTATATCAGATATATATGGCAAACCTATATGAGTTACGCTAGATGCACGATTTAATACAATGCTGCCATTAGAATCTACAACCCTTGTTGGGTGAGTAGCACCATCAGCTAATATGCTTACTGTTTTTCCTACTAAATGATTTAATCCAAATAATGTTTTTTCTGCAATTTCATAAGAAGTTATAGCTGTGTTTTGCAAATTGCTTGGTAAATCTCGATCTAGTTTGACAGTTGCAAGATATTGATCTGTAATAGCTGTAATATCACATCTATATGTTTCAGTGCCATCTACTATTACTATTGCATCATTTAAATCAGTAGTATTATTTGGTTGTGCATTAGTTTTAAACGTACTAAGAGAAATTTCCAAAGTTACGGAACTACCTTTTGTATAACCACCGCTGCTAGTAATAGTTACAGTGCGTGAATTGTTTGTATTAATGCCGTTATATGACAACCCAGAATCTACAAAAAAACTATCACGTTGTGTTGCATAATCTCTTGTACCCATACGTTCTATATATCGTTTTGTAGCACCATTAATTGTTCTTTTTATTACGCAATAAACTGCATCTACATTATTTTCAGCTACTGTTGTAACGCTTTCAAATGTGCCGTCTGTATCATGTTGATGCCATGCTCCAACTTGTTGTTCTGGTACATATGTAAGTCCTAATAATTTACCACTTGTACTAACCATAAATACAACAGGTGTTGGTGCTTTTGCTAACGTCATATCTGTTACGTCTAAACCATCAAAAAGATGTGCTGCTCTTATAGATAAATCACCAGTAATAAAACCATTTGCTTGCCAAGAATAACCTAACTCTCTTGCATGGCCACCACGACTAGCAATATAAACCATACTATTATTAACAATTACTGGTTGCGTATCGCTTGCACCAATATATGATTGTGGTTTTACAGAAACAGATGTGGGTGTTATTGCATCACTATTAACAGAAGTAACTCTCCACTCTGCAGCTTCTGTCATAAACAACAATTGTGTTAAAGGTACTATATGTTTTATTCTGTTTGCTTCACGAGCAGCAACTTGAAACTTAATTCTGTCATCATCTCGTATTGGTAATCTAAAAGATAAATCACTTTCAGTTCCCGATCTTGTCATAAATATAGTTTGTGGGTCATTATTAGTACCAGCAAAAACTCTACGCTGTTCATAATAAGAAACTGCTGATGGATAATTATTGCTTCCAATTAATGAATTATCAAACCTTGGTGGCGTTAATGAAAAATCTGGTGCAACATTATTATCTACAATATTGTATGTGTTTGGATTACCTGTTGAATCATGATCTATACTTCCAATAAAACCATAAAGTCCAGCTTGTTCTTTATAAACTCTGTATCTTAAAGCATCTGTTACTTTATTCCATGTAATAGTATTTTTTGCCCCAGTAACAAAGATATTATTATTTACAGATGCAACACTTGATGCTGGACTTTCTCGTATTCCATCCTGTGCAATTGCGGTTACAACATAATAATGTGTTTCATATGTATCTGGATCAGTACTAGATGAAGTCGGTATGTATCTTGATGCAGATACACCTGTAGGTGCTGAAAGAGGTTCAGTAAAATCTATATTTACATATCGCCAATCTGTTGCACCATATCTTCTTAATTCAGCAGGTGGGTGGTTTGGATGCACTAAAGTTAAAACATCAGAAGATTGCACAAATTTAACATCAAATAATTCTGTATCTTGATAGGCTGATGGTATTTCATATGTCATATCAGATGGTAATGCATACCAATGTGTATCTTTATATGGTGAAGTTGCAGGGTTTATATTTGAGTTTGCAGTTAAAGAATAATAATTTGTACCGCTATGACTAACAATATTGCCATGAGTATAATTAGTACTACTACTCCATGCTGCACCATTTGTATATTGTAAAGTTGCACCTTGTGTATGAAATCTAAAATATTCATGGCCTAGTTCTATAACCATTGTTTGAGAAATATTAAATCTAAATGGTATTACCCTCGTTGCTTTTGTAGAATCTTTTACTTCTTTAACAAAATAAAATCCCGGTCTGTTTGTTGCTGGCCCTTCTGGTTTTGCAATAAAATTACGCATTGTTGCTGCAGCTTGCTGATATTTGTTGTCACTTAAACGACCTAACATTTCTGGTGATATTTCACCTCCAGAAAATGCTTGCAAAAATGTTCTTGTATTAGGCATTGTTTACCTTCCTGATGTCCAAGGAACAATATGTTCTACTGTTATATCTCTATGTAAATTGTCTTGTTGTTTTGCACTTGATAAATATCCTTGCATCATTTCAGTGCAACGTTTTGCTTCTGCCATTCCTTGATCGCCTTTTATAATTGGCCCTGCCATCATAGCTGCCAAATGCCAAGACAAAGCAACAACAAATAATGGAGAAAATTTTGTTGAATCAGTTATTAATGATTGATAACGTAAAATTGCATTCTCTTGATTTGTATAAATATAATCACCTTCTAAAGCAAATTGTTGTGGCGTATAATGTCCAGCTACAATTGTTGGAGAATAATTAGATGTAATACCACCGGGCGTATCGCCTGAAGACATTCTTGTAGAATAATCGTTTTGTGCTGTAGGAGATATGATTGCAAGTGGTGTCATCATGTCAGCAGGTGCGACATATGCATATTCCCACTGTTCTGTTGTATTAGTTGTTGTTGCTAGACTTGCACGTTTAGCTGCAAAATTCCATGTATGTGTTTCTAGCAAAGTATTTCTTGCTATAGGATAAAATCTAGCAGCGTGTTCCGCTTGTGCAGATCCTTCTGGTGGTTTTATCGAAGCAATAGTTGCATCATCGCCTAGGTGTGCCAAGGCAAGATTGCAAATATCTATTTCAGTTGCCATTACATCTCCTATAAAAAGAGGAGGTTAGCAGTATTACTACTAGCCCCCTGTAAAACAATAAGAAGACTAATACCTATTTATTAGCTGTTTCAAGTTGATTAATAAGAGCAACTTTTGTTTGTCTTCTATCAAGCTCTACACCAATAGAACGACCAAAAACTTCAAGTTCTTTTTTAGTCATTGATTCATAATCAACTGATTGAGTAGTTGGTTTTACTTCTTCTGACGGTACGGTTGTGTTTGACGCCACAGGTAGATCAGATTCAGCACCACCAACTAATTCAATATTACTATTGAACTCTCCATTATATTCAAATTCTTCATCAGCTTCTCTCATGGATTGGCCAACAAAACATTTGACTTTTGCTCTGTAAATAGGCATTAGCTACTCCTTATTAAGCTACGGTAAAGCCAGAAGCATAAGACTTCTGTCCGTCACCGATTGTTTCTACTACATCAGCAGTAACTTTACCAGCACCAACAGTACCAGATACTGTGTATCTTGCACCTAGGTATCTTTTGCCTAGTCCACCCATATCAGGATTTAAACGCACTACTACGTTTTTACCTAATGTAAGAGTTGAACCAGCAGTAATAGCATCGCTACTACCAATAACAGTTGGACTTCCTAAGCTATCACTTGCACTAGTAATAACTTCAAACTTAACTGTGCCACCGCCAGTAAATGCAGTAGTAACAGCAAAGTTCATATATAAAGGAGTACCTTCACCAATATCTCTAGCAACACTTAAATCAATAGTGTTAGTAGATACTACAGTTGAAGTAATTGCTCCTTGATCTTCGCTTACTCTAAGCAGTTTGTCTGTAATCATTTTAGATCTCCTTTAGTAATAAATAAATTAACTTACAGCAGATTCAGTTGTTAGCAACGCATCTACTCTTCTTAGAGGAACACCTAAGAATGATAAGTAGCTTTGTGCTGTTCCAAACTGTGATAAGCCTTCCTGAATAGCTAATACAGATTGAGATTTGTCAAGTGCTGCAATAGATAAACCTGAATGAACTGTTCTGTTCATATAGAACGCTGCTCTTCCCATTGACATATTAGGAATTTTGTACAATGCCTTAGTCATTAATTTAATAAGAGCAGTACCTGCACTAGCAGCTTGTGTTCCAGTACCTGCTGCTAAATCAGAAATGTCGATGTTACAAATACGAACAACGTATCTCCAATCTTTAACAACAAGACCATTTTTCCACTGATAACGTGTAGCAAAAGCTTGTAATCTTGTGCCGTCACTGTTGTATACAGTTTGCTCACCTAGATCTTCGTGTGTTAAACCTGCTTTAGATCCTTTTGGAAAAGGACAATAAACAGTTTGATCACCCCAAACAACTAAATATACAGAAGCATTGTCAGAACCTGATCCACCTGCACTGATAACGTTAGTAGAACTATTAGCTCCAGATAAAGCACTATATCTTGGTGCTAAACCTAAAAACTTTTTAGGATCTGTTCCGGGGTTACCGTAGAACATTGTCTCAGCTTGTGTCTGGTTCATTGCTTCCAAGAACGCAGTGTCTTCTGATAAACGGAACTGTGCAGTGTTACCATTTAACATTGCTAAGTCTTTGTCTACTTCAGAACGTGCTTCTAGAATTCCG